TTGCACGTCTCTACGACATCAGCCCAGTTTATCAGCCAGCCTACGAAGAAACGACGTGCAGCAAACGAGCCCTCGAAAAAGTAAACGAATTACAGAATATGGATAACAACGAAATGCACAACGATGCGGATTTGCAAGAAATTGAACTGTTGAAAGCAATCATTGACGAGCAGGAGCAGAAAATCAAAGAACTGCAAGACGCTCAGACAGAGCCAGAACAGACAGACGAAAATCGCGCTGACGATGAAGACGAGAAGAAAGACGAAAATGAGCAGTCAGACACTCAGATAAATAACACAAACACTGAGTCAGAGCAGACAGAATCAGAGCCAGAGCCGACAGACGAAAGCACTGACAATGACGAGACTGACGAAGACGAAGAAAAAGAAAAAAACAATAGAAATATTTCTAATACTATGGAAAAGTTTTCACTAACAAAAGAAATCCGCTCAGCAATTGAGAGCGGTACCAACAAAATCGATATGCGTGCTTACACCGTCGCTGACGAGGGTAATGACGTAGTCGGCACTGACATCTTTGACATCTTTGCCCCATTGCGTGCAAAGAACGTTTTGACTGACGCAGGTGTTCGCGTTATCAGCGGAATTAAGAATAACGTGCAAGTGCCCGTATTTGGTGCAACTGAGGCTAAGTTTGCAAACGAGACTGCAAACGCATCAGACGGCAGCGGTGCAATCACATCTGTAAAACTGTCACCGAAGCGCGTAACTGCAAAAGTGCCCGTATCTCTGGAGTTGCTTGCACAGGATTCAGTCGGCATTGAGAATATGATTCGCGAGGATTTGCAGAACGCTGTCTATTCGGCTATTGAAGACAAAGTCTTCGGTAATCAGGCAGAAAGTACAGACGTTTACGCTGGTCTTTTGAATGGCGTTGCAAACGCATCAATCGCAGACGTTTCTAATTTCGCAGCACTGACAGCACTTGAAGCAAACGTCGAGGCTGCAAACGTCGATTACGTAAATTGCAAGTATGTCGTTTCTCCTTCAGCACGTGGCAAACTCCGCGCTCTGCCAAAGTCTGCAAAAACAACTGAACTTGTAATGCAGAACGGCGAAATTGACGGCACTGAGGTACTCAGCACTGGACACATTGCAATCGATTCGTCTGCAAACATCGTTTACGGTGATTTTAGCAACGTAGTCGTAGGCACCTGGGATAACGTCCAGATTGATACTGTACGCGACACTGCATCACTCAGCAACGGCACTGTCAATCTGATTGTCAATGCTTACGTAGATGTGAAGTGCGCACGCAAAGACGCTTTTGCATTTGGCAAGATTTAAATTTCGAATTTTCAAAAACGACTCTCTCACTCATTCAGTGGGAGAGTTTTTTGTTTCTCACTCTCTCAGATAAATAAAGAAAAGTCACACGTCTGATTGTATGTACATAGACAATGTAATTTTGAAAAAGCATCTAAATATTGACGAGTCATTTATTGACGATGACGAATATATAAAAGCACTGTGTTTGGCGGCTGAAAATGCAGTCGAAAATCACTTGCAACGTCCACTGTCAGAGATTACAAATGAGCGCGGAAAACTACCGCCCGCAGTGAAACACGCAATATTGCTTTTGGTCGGTCATTTTTATGCAAATCGTGAGAGTGTTTCGTTTGCGTCTGCAAGTGAAATCCCTTTGGCTTATCAGTACCTTTTGCAGCCATATAAAAGTTATGCTTTTGACACATCTTTCGGAATATGAGAGCAGGAACACTAAACGAAAATATTGAAATATTGCGCTCAATCAAAGAGCGCGACGAGTACGGCATTGATAAAGAGTCTTGGCAGACATACGCTAAGACGAAAGCAGCAGTCAGATATATGTCTGGTAGCAAGACAGTCGATGTGCAAGAAGTATTCTTTGCCGAGACAGTTGAGTTTATTATCAGATACTATCACAATATAAGACCGACAGACAGAATCAAATATTATAATTAGACGTACAGAATTATATCTATAAATCCCGACAAGCGGGCAAATAGTCAAACGTTAGTTACTGAGTTATTAAATGAGTGATTTTGCGTCAAGACACAGCAGTTACAGCACAAGAAAGTCTGTACATAACAAGTAGAACGTCGGAATCTATGCAGAAACAGAAGCAGTTGAAGAAATGCTCAGTTTCTTTACGTCCGACCAATGTACAGACTTATACAAACGAGCACTCGGAACGGTGGCCAGAGACTACAAAGAGACAGCAAAGAATTATTTCAAGTCAACAATGCCGACAGCATCACGAAGCAGTCAGCACGGTTACAAAGACAAACTGATTGATGCTGTCAGAATCTCAAAAATAAAAGTCGAGGGTGACACAGTCAGCACGAAAGTACACGTCTTGGGTGTTCGCTCAAAAGACTCTGGTACTTTCAGAGCGCGTTTCTTTGAAGGCGGCACACAAGCCAGAGAGACAAAAAGTGAATATACTGACAGTCTCGGCAGAACTTACAAGAAAGGAAAACCGCTCGGACGTATCAAAGCACTCAATTACTTTCAGCAAGCACAAACAGCAATGTCAAATCTGGCTGTTTCGCTTGATAAAGTCATCAATGACTTACTCAGCAAAAATGCACCGAAATAAAGACGATGAAAAATGCACTTTCGATTAACAAATATATCAATAAGTTTCTGACGGAATCAGAAGCAGTGACGGCACTTGTAGAAGTGCAGAACATCAGACCGCTTATATTAGCACCGACGATATTTCCTTATATCTCGTTTATGCACTCAAATATTACGTCTGATTACAGCAAAGACGGTTGGGTTGAAGACCGTACAGAAGTCACCATCATTTGTGTGTCAGATGACTACGGCCAGACAGTCGAAATTGCAGAAGCAGTCAGAGAGTTGCTTGATGATAAAGCGTACAGAGACGATGACATCTTTATCAGTGAAATCAGACTCAGCGGCGCGACAGAAGACCAGATCGAAAACGTCTTTGTGCAGCGTCTTTCTTTCAATGTGAAAATCAGTGCTTTTTAACGCTGATAAATAGACAAAAGTATAAAATTTAATAATCGTAATATATTATGACAAACGGAAATCAGTTGCAATTGTTTTATCACAATGGCACAAAGTATGTCACTTTCGGCCATTCGACAGCAAACAGTCTGCAAGTTTCAAATGAAACACAGACAATCAGCAGCAAAGATATGGGGCGCCACCCTCTGACAGAAACTACGGGCTCAAATTGGTCTTGCAGCGGCTCAATGCTGTTTACAGCCGATAACGCAGCAAAAGTTATGGGTATGGCTCAGACGGGGCAGCCGTACACAATCGCTTTCGCAACGATTGCAGAAAATAAGTGGCAGGACGGTTTGAAGTCTGTCACAGACATCAGCACCAATGTCGCTTGGACGGTCGGCACTCAGTTTGTGCGTTACGGCGATGCAATTGTCACGTCAGCGTCAATCACCGCAAACGACGGAGAAACTTGCACAATGGACGTAGAATTTACGGGCAGCGGCAGTCTGCTAACGACAGCACCTGCAACACCTAAGAGTTACACTTAATAGTGTTTTTTCTGATTGCTTGATTTTTAAGTGAGAGTGACAGTCTTTGTCACTCTTTCTTTATTGTGATAAATACAGAAATAAACGACATAAAGACAATGACAATCAATTACAAAGACAATGAAATTCAGTTGAAATTCAGTTTTCGCGCTGATATGCTATTTGAAGACGCGACGGGTAAGACATTCACAGCACAAACAGAAAGTGAGTGGCTGCAATATATGTTTTGCACAATCATTGCAATGACTAAAGACGAGACACTGAAATTTGACGATTTTCTTGATTGGGTATCTGACAATCCGACTGTCTTTTACGACTTTATAGAGTGGTACAGCGATTATCAGCAGAGCGTCTTGAATCTGAGAAAGAAAGCAGAGCCAGAGCAACAGTCCGAGAGCAAAAAAAAAGTCAGTCGAAGCAAAAAGAAATAAAATGCCGAGCACATTATTACTTTCGCTTGCTCTGCTTTGAGTATAAGATTTGCAGTGTCTCTTACTTTCTTGACGAAATGCTTATGACAGAACTGCAAGACATACTTGATAATATTCAATTTGCAGACCGCTCAATCTGGGAAGCACTCCGCATTAACTCGTTTATCACTTGTCAAGTCAACAGCAGAAAGAAACTGAAACTGACAGATGTGTACAGACTACCGTTTGACGAGTCAGAAGCAGAACAGATGACGAAAGAAGACTTTGAACAGATGCAGCAGCAGTCAAAGATACTTGAAGACTACATCAATAGTCAGCAGACAATGACAGACAAACAATAATACACTCATACACATAATATGGCAAACTTGAAAGTCGATTTGTCGTTAAACGACGGCAATCTTAAACAATAGATAAACGCTGACAAGAAAGCAGTCTCAGACTTTGGAAAGTCAGTCGGCGAGCAAGCGTCACAGTTTGCAAAAGTCGCTGGCAGCATCACCAATTACAAGCGTAAGTTGACAGAACTGTCAAAAGAAGTCATTTCGCTTGAAATGACGTACAAGTCTCTGTCTGACGAACAGCGAAAAAGTGATTTCGGTGCAGCAATCGCAAAGCAACTTGACGAAGTGAAAGCAAAAGCGGCTGAATTTAAAGACCAGATTGCAGACACAGCAGCAGAAATCAAGCAACTGTCATCAGACTCATTCAAGACAGAAGCATTGACAGCGGGCATTGAGACAGTCAGCACGTCAATGAGTGCTTTTGTCGCGATTACAGAGTTATGCGGTGGCAGCACTGAGAAACTTGAAAGCGCAATCAAGAAACTTATACTAATACAAACTGTCAGTGCAGCATCAGTCAAAGTGATTAACGCTCTGCAAGCGCAATCGGCTTTGATGCTTGGTGTACGTAAAGCACAAGAAGCAGCACTGACAGCAGCAATCACAATCAGAACAGCAGCAGAGACACGCGGAACTGTTGCAGTAAAAGCCGCTACAGTGGCGCAGGCCGCTTTAAATGCAGTGGCGAAAGCAAATCCATACGTCTTGCTTGCTACAGCGGTGGCGGCTGTTGCAGGTGCTTTATTTGCTTTCTCTGGTAAGAGCAAAGAAGCAGCAGACGAGACAAAGACTCTGACAGCAGAAATGAAGTTGCAACAGAAACTTGCAGAGACGTACACGTCAACACTGTCTAATACTTACAGCGACTTGATGACGAAGTACGCGAAACTGCAAACTCAGTGGCAGTCTCTCACATCAGAACAGCAGAAAGTCGCTTGGATAAAGAAAAACAAATCAGAACTTGACAATCTGAATCTCTCTGTCAACAGTGTTGCAGATGCAGAGCGAGTCTTTAACTCAAATACAGATGCAGTTGTACAGTCGTTTGTCAGACGTGCGAAAGCAGCCGCCAGAGTTGCACAACTGACAGAACTGTACAGAAAGCAAATTGAATTGCTTGACAAAAAAGAGAGCACATCAGCAGCAATCTCAGCAGATGCGGCCAGATCTGGACGAAGCGCGAAAGCGGGTGACGAAATCAAAGATGCAAGTTTTCGCAATTCACGTTACGGCTCTGTCAATTCAGCGGGCAAATGGGTTTTCAGTGAATCGGGTGCAAGTCTATACAGCGGCAGCAATACAAGCAACGCTGTTTCTATACAGAAAATAGACACAGAACTTGCAGCAAATGCAGCAGAGATTGAGAAAGTTAAGAAAGCAATAGCAGCAGAAAGCGACGTACCTGTTTTAAACAGTGCTGTTTCAAAAACGACGAAGTCAGACACAAGCAGCAAACCGTCATTTGCAGCGGGCAGTCTCAGCGATTTAGAAAATCAGTTGAGCACTCTGCAATCAAAATATAAAGACGGCTTAATCGCTCTGACTCCGACAGACTATCAGCAGAAAGTCGAGACATTGTCAAAAGCAATCGAAGCAAAGAAAATCGAACTTGGTTTGTACGTGCCAGATGACAAAATCTCAAAGCAGTTGCAGACACTCAATGAGAAAAACGCTAAGATTGCACGTCAGCAGACTTTCAGCAGTTTTGACGTTGCAGTCGGAAATGATAAGCCAAACGGCGAGCGCGATTTGACGTACATTCAGCAGCAAATGAACTATAACGACAGTCTCATTAAGCAACTGCAAGACTTGCAAGCGGAATACGCGAAACTTGGTGAGAAAGGTGCTGACTCTTACGATGCAATCGGCACTGAAATTGAAAGCGTCAAGACTCAGCAAGCAGAACTTGCAGAGACAGCAAAGACAGTCACAGACGAAAACAAACGCATACAAGAAAATGCAGAGCAATGGGGCAAAGTCAGCAGCATGGTCGGCGAGGTCGGAGGTGCTTTCAGCGCACTCGGCAGCAGTTTCAAGTCACCTGAGTTGAATATTGCGGGTATCATTGCACAAGCAATCGCGTCAATCATTTCTGCATATACACAAGCAGCGGCCAGCCCTACAGTCACGTCAACTGGTTGGGGTATGCTCGGCTTTGCAATATCTGGACTTGCGACAGTTGCAAGTGTCATTGCTCAGATTCACAGTCTTTCGGGCTATGCCCAGGGCGGTATTGTCAGCGGTGGCAGTTACGTCGGTGACTCCCAGATTATACGTGTAAACTCTGGTGAAGCAGTCCTCACGCAATCAGACCAATCAAGATTTATGCGTCTGTTAGACGGTGGCTCTGTTGCAAGTCAGAGCGGTCAAATGCAGTACGTCGGTGCTGTTGTACGTGGTGCAGATTTGTATCTCGCTTTCAGCAATTATGCAAAGCAGCAGCGAGCAGTCGGAAAAAATATCGGTATCAAATAAACTAAGATGACATATTACAGCGACTTTAAAGATTTAGATAATAACTCTTTGCGTCTTGAAATTCAAACGTCAGGCAGTGGCAGCACTGAAGTAAAGTTGCTGTCTGACGCAATGACTATTGAGTACAGCGGCGAAAGCATATTTGACGCTTTACGACCAAGCAGAGCAAGTGTCAATCTGTTTGTCTCTGACATTATACCGTCAATGTTTTCTGGCACTCTCAACAGTGTGAGCGTCAAACTGTACAAAAATAGTTCTTTGTTTTGGTTTGGCTATGTACAGCCAAACGTCTATACACAGAGTTATCAAGGAAATTACGACACACTGACGATTGAAGCAATCGACACTGTTGCACAATTAGAAAACGTCGATTATACATACATTGACAAGACTGACTCAGTAGGCATTTTCAGTTTCTTAGACGTGCTTTCACATTGCTTTGATGCAGTTGACACAAACCACGTTATTACAGACTTATACGTCGATAGTACGATTGCAATAAATGGCAGCAGTCCAATACTTGACAATCTGTATATCAAAGAGCGCAATTTCTTTGATGAGAAAGAAGAAGCAATGAAGTGTGACGAAGTAGTCAGCAGTATTATGCAGTATCTCGGACTGACGCTCATACAATACAAAAATGCTTTCTATGCAATCAGCACTGAAAAGTTAAACAGTGCTTATACGCTGACACATTACACGTACAGCAGCAACACTTGGCAGCAGGGCGCAAACGTGACGCTCACACTGCCAATCAAGACAACATCTCAAATCGGACAAAGCGGCTCAAATGTGACTGTCTCTCTTGGCGGTGTCTATAACAAAGTGACTGTAATCGCAAATAACAATCCCCTTGACAATATTCTGCCAGAGCAAGACGATGAAGACGATATTATCAATCAAAATGCAGACCCAAACTGTCAATACGAAGAAGACTATAGCGCACCAGACGGCACCGCTTACAAACTTGTTAGTGGCTTTTTCAAGTCAAAGCAAAATTGGGACTACACAAAGCCGTACAATCAGTCTGGAGAAATTGACGAAGTGACTTTGAGCAATCGAGATTCTATCATTGGCGGTATATTCTGGCAGAACGTTGCAGACTATAAAACAGCAGACGGCGAGCCAGCAAGTCTCAATCGTAAGTTATATATAACGATGACAGCGACATCAAGCGGGTTTTATGCAAATCTGCCACAATTAACGCTGAACACACCGAAGACAATGATACTTGACGGTGGTTATCTCATTGTCAATATGAAATATAAGTTTTCGACCGACATACGCGCTCACTCAGCAGTCAAATCTATGTACGACAGCGCACAAACGTTTGGCAGTTGCTCAGATTTGACGTGGACGTCAAACACTGACTATGTCGGTGCAGCGGGTTGGCCAGATAATACAATGTTTCAAGCAAAACTGACGATTGGCGATTATTATTACAATGGTGCAGAATGGGGACTGATTGCAGACTTGCAAGCGCGTCAAACATATTATTTCAACACTTACAGCGGTTGGGGTTGGGACGGTGCAGGCACAACGCGCCATTGGTTTAGGACGTGGAACAGCACTTATAATCTCTGGGACTACGTCACAGAAGACTATTATAATTCATTCAGCGGTCAGAAAGAAAGAGGCGATTGCGCCTATGCAAACGCAAATTATGTTTATAATAATAATCTCGGTGGCGCACAAGTGTATATCCCTGCAGATTTCTACAACGAATTATATTACGGTGACAGTTTCTTTCTTGTTCATCAGAACAAAACGACCGAGCCAATATATGACGTTGAATATTCACTGACTAACACTGTTAGTTATAAAATGCAGATAGTCGAGTCATCAGCAGAGGGACTTGCAATCAAGTGCCCAGACGATTATACAATGTACGGACAACTCAATTTTCAGATATTTGCTTGTGCAAAACTCGGTACAAATCCGCAGCCACGTACTGACATTGCAAATACTACACTGAGAGCAATACATATATCTGATTTGTCAATTGCTTATAGCAAGTCATCAGCACAAGCAGACATTTACCACCCGTCAAACATAGACCCTGACACTATCTATTCAAATACAGTTGACGAAAACTATTGCAAAGAACTTGAAGACATCGAGTTAAGAGTTAACACTCAAAATGATTGGGCAACCTCTTACAGTTATGTTATCGGGCAGTCTGACGGTCAATTTAAATACATCAATTCACTCACTTTCGGCAGCAGTCAAAAGAAGCCAGAAGAAAGATTGGTGCAGCGTCTTGTCAATTACTACAAGCAGCCGAAATTCATATTTAGCAGAGACGTACACAATCAATCGACAGAGATACACCCATTTCAGCCTATTGCAGAGTCAATCGGTGGCAGCACAAAACAGTTAGTGACTACAGCAGCAACGTACAATGTCAGTCAGAACACTGTCAATATCACAACAAACGAGATTTAATAAAAGTATGCAGATAGAAGTTTCACAGATACCCCATCGATACCGTAACAGATTTCTCCGAGATAATAACGGCTCGGTGACAGTCAATAAAAGCACATCAAAAAGCAACAGTGCTGCATCATTTCAGCCAGTCAATATCTGGGGACAATATTTCGATGACACAGAAGACATCAGCGGTGATTTGAACAACGTCGGTAGCATCTTTGCAGACGGTAATTTGAACGTTGACGGTGACAGTTCTTTGCATTACGTCGAAACAGAAGACATTGAGCCAAGACAGACAAACTTGTACAGTCTCGGCAGTGCTGCAAAGAGATGGAAAGAAATATTTGCGTCAGATCTGGACTGCCACGACATAAACACGCACAATCTCACTGTCACTGGCTCGGCTCATTTCTTTGAGTTAATCATTGACAAACTGAAATCTGTTGGAGGTACAGTCATTTTGAGTGCTGCAAACGCTCAGATTGATAAAGTCACAAGTGTCAGCGGTGGTTACAAATTATATTGGCGAAAAGAAGACAATGACAGAGCGAAAGCGATTGCAAACGAGTTTGCTGTTAACGACCAAGTAATCTGTCAGTCTTTCAACGCTCAGACGGGTATATCTCACAACGTTTCTAACAGATATTATTGGCGATTGGTTACAGCAGTAGGAGAGGAAAGTACAACGATAAACGGAGAGACGAAAGACTGTAATTATATAGTCGTTTCCGACTCTGTCAAAGACGGTGACTCAGTGCCAGAAGTTGGTGACGAGATAATGCAATTAGGTTATCGCGGTACAGATGACAACGAAAGACAATCTGCAATCATTCTAAGCGCGTACAAATCGCCAGACAGTACAGTCAAAGCACCGTCAATGGCTCAGTACGTCGGTATCAATGACTTTAATCTAAGTAGTCACAAATATACGTGGTTTGCAGCGAACGGCAACAATATACGCGGTAATCTGAAAGTCACAAGCGGCACAACAGTTGAAGACTTAATCACTCAAATGAGTGTTGACGAAGACGCAATCATTGCACGTATAAACAGCAGTCTCGGTCCTACGGGTATTGACATTGTCAATCAGAAAATCACTCTGACAGCCGCAAATACTGTCATCAATGGCAATTTGAATCTGTACGACTCAAATAATAGTGGCTTTACGATTTATGACGCTGATAATGTGCCGCGCGTAAACATTCAGAGTGACGTAATAGACTCAATCAGTGCAATCGCAAATGACAGTTACAACTATTATAATTTGAGCAATAGCGGAACTGCAAGCAGTTGGGATTTAACAACAGCGCAACAGTCATTTGTAATGAGCAAATACGACACTCTGGATATTGACAAATTCAATGTCATCTTTTCCGCTCAAGGTAGTGTATATCCAACCGCATACGTTACGACGCTTGCAGTCATCATTGAAAAGCCAAACGGCAGCACTGTCACACACACGCTTTCAACTTTCAAGCAAGACAATTTCGGACGCTACAGCAACACAGACGAAAAGATAAGATTTGCAGCCGAGAGCAATGGCACTTACAAAGTTTCTGTCAGAGCGCAAAACAGCACATCAATGAGCGGCAGCAATACTTTATATCTCAATGTTAATATGCGTATGCAGACAGCGGCAAACGCTCAGACATACATCGGACGCGATGGCTTTTACAGTCACGCGGGTGCAAATAAATTGCTCTGGTCGGGTGAATCAGAATTGCAGTTGAGATACGGCTTTAACGGCATCAGATGGAGCAATGCAGACGCGTTTGGTAATCAGTCAATGGACGTTGTTTGTCAAGTGAAAGGGACAGCACCGAATTACAAACCTGTCTGGCTACCGTTCTATAATTATATGCCGACTTACAGCGTCGGCAGTGGCACAAGTCCTTATCTGTTTACAAGTCAGACAGTCGGCAATATCTCAGAAACAAAATATGCTTTCAGAATAGACCCATACAGAGATAGAGGAATCTGCATTGTGACAAGTGGTTACATCGATAGCAGTTTTAATGAGTGTGAGTCGTGGATTGTTTTGCCGCCACCGACATTCACTGACGCTGACGGTGAGACTGCATCACTGCCAACGGGGTACACTATTACAGTTATAAATTGGACTCATACAAACATCTATGTCGTACCGTATAGCAACAGCAATCACGGTGCAGTCATTGTTGATGCAAATCGCAATAACAATTATTACGCTGACTTGAACGGTACGCAGTCGAGAGATACTTATATATACGTCGGCAATTATGCAGGTCTTGGCACAACTTGGCTAAGTATGCACGACACTCAATGAGCGTCTGCAATCGGCTTGTTATCAAAAGTTAAATACATTAAACTTGATACAGACATAAAACTGACATATTGTAAAGCAAAAACAAGAAATGCTTTGCAATGTGTCATTTATATGTCTCAGATTTCCGCATAAGACTTGATTTTTTACTCTGAAACAGACACTCGGTTTCATATAGAAACGAGTTTGTTTGTGTTTGTTTGCAAATATAAACGTTTATTAAGTTTTAAGATTGAAATGACAGCAAACGAGGCGATTTTCTGTAAAATTCCGTTAAATTTGGCTCACTTGTTTCATATTGAAACTAATTCAAAGTGTCACTCAGTTATTTTTTAACACTGTTTGCAAGTGATTGAAAGTCAGTGTATATTTGCACTCAGAAATCAAGCGTGATTTGAATTTAGTTTTTGTTTGTAATCGTGAATTTTTTTCAGAGCCACTTGTGAAAGTCGCTCTGTTTTTCAGAGATATTTTTTTAATAATAATACAGCCCTAACGACAGCACGGTTAAGTCGTTTAATTATGCAAATCAAAAACAAAGAACAGATTGAGCAGATGACAAATCTGACAGTCGAGCAAAAGAAAGAACTTTGCACGTACCTTGGACGTGCGCAAGGACGTAACAAAGACTATTTCATCGAGTGTGACGGTGACAGTGCAGACGCGTTACTTTCGTGGTGGCATCAGCATCAGCAGAAAGCCGCAGCAAGGTCGGCGAAACGAGCAAACAGACAGACTACAGCAGAGCGTCAGCAAAAATCTGTAGCCGAAGAGTGCTTTGCTGTTATCAGCGAACTCGCAAACGTCCGCGGCAAATCAGTCAAAGACGCGCTTGCAACGCTCAAAGAGCAGATTGATGAAGTACGTCGAATTGAAAGTGCAAAAGCAGAAGCAGAAGCAGCGAAAGCAACTGAGAAAATCAATGCTTTCAAAGCCGAGCACGCTGACGTTATAAATCAATATGAAGCACTGCAAGCAGAACGCAGCAAACTTGCAATGCGTAGCAACAAACTCAACGTGCAGTGTGTAAAAGCAGAGTCAAAGCGTAAGCGTACAATCAGCAACGTCGAGAAATTTACTTTATATTAAACTCAATTATTTAATTATGAAAATAGGTAATTCAAACGAAGACATCACTAAATTGATGCAGTCTATTGTTAAAGCACAAAGACTTTCAGAAACAATTAGAAAGTCATTTATAATTGAGGGTAAAACAAAGTATCTCGAAATTCAGAAAAATATCGAAGAACATATCGGCATTTTAATTGATGAAGTTAATAAGTTAATAGGATTAGATAATCAAGACAGAGACAGTCACTAAGTGGCTGTCTTTTCAATAAATAACAAAACAACTATCACACAAATCAAATGAAAGATTACGAAATTACATTTGTTCTACAAGTTAAAGCATCAGACAACGTTAGTCAAGACGATGTGTTAAATGCAATCAAGAAACACTCAGAACTTGATAAAGCGTCCGTGATAGATGCAGAGCGTGAAATATCAATCAGCGACGTTGCAGCATCAATATTTTGTCTGTCAATATATAGCACTGACGGCTTTGAGAAATATGACGAACTTGTCAATTTCTTACATCGTGAAACCGAGCACACAAAGTTATTTAATGAAAAAATGAAGAAAATATCTGCATCACTCGGAATGACAGACGAAGACTATAAAGAAAAACCGAAGCCAAAGCGACAGCCGAAAGTCACACTGAAAGACATAGCAACAGTCTGGCAGAAATGTACAGTCAAAGACAGCATCTTAAAGTTACCATCAGAGCAACTTGACCGCAAAGTTTATGACGAAGTAAAAAAGCAGTTAGAATCTGTTGGCGGTAAGTGGACGGGAGGTAAGACACAAGGCTTTGTGTTTGCTGAAACAACAGACGTTAATGACTTGCTCACACAATTGCAGTCAGGCAAAGACTACAATCAAGAAAAGAAAGACTATCAGTTTTTCGCTACACCCGCAGAAGTTGCAGACGAACTTGTCAAGCAAGTCGGCGAGATTTCTGATAATGCAAAAGTTTTAGAGCCGTCAGCAGGACGCGGAGCACTCATTAAAGCAGTACATCGTATCAATGACAAAATCGAGATTGATGCTTTTGAAGCAATGCCAGAAAATAAGAAAGTATTGCAAAAGATGTAGCACGTCAATATAATCGGTGACGATTTCTTGCAGTCTGACTTGACAGTCAAGTATGACTATATAATTGCAAATCCTCCATTCAGCAAAAACCAAGATATTACACACGTTCTGAGAATGTACGAACATTTAAAAGATGGTGGTAAATTAGCCGCGATTATGTCACCACATTGGACTCACGCACAAGACAAGAAATCGCAGCAGTTCAGACAATTTCTTGACGAAGTCGGTGCAGTCGTTGGAGAGATAGACGAAGGCTCTTTTGCAGAGTCTGGGACAAATATTAAAACTTACTTTGTCGTTATCGAAAAGAAAGTGAAAGAAGAAAAAGGAGAAACAGAAATCTACACGTTATTTTAATTGAAAAGAGACAGTCTTAATCGGCTGTCTCTTTTTCGTCTTGCTCTTGTTCTGGCTCAGTTATTGCATACTCAGCACCACAGTGCGGGCAACTGTAATAATGAGTGATTCTTTCGCAGTCATCATTATCAAAGTCATTCTGCCATATTAAATCTGCATTGCAGTATATACATTTCAAATTTCTCATAATTTAGTAAAGTGGTATCGTTTCGAAATAGGGGATTGCATTGTCTTTCTTGTTGTATTTCTTGCAAACCTCTGCAATCGTTTTATTTTTGTTTGCGTCACTCCTTACGAAGTTGACAAGGCATTTGCCGAACTCTTCTGAGTGCTCACTCTTACTGTCATAGAATTGGGCACGGTTGCAGCCGCCCCAGATTTTGTGATTTCTGAGAAATTCAGTCCCGCAGCACTCACAGCCGCAACCATATCTGCCACCGTCAATCAAGTTATCTGCATTAAAAAACTTGATACCGTATTTCTCTGCTAAATCAGTGAACAAATTGAGCACACGTCGTTTGTCCGTGAGACTGTAAACGTAATCACCGTTTTCAATGTTTCCTGCACGTTTGTAGTCTTTCAGTATGTCAAAGCCAAGAACGTCTCCGATACGTTTGTACACGTCTTTTTCTTTGTCTGACATACAGACGCGAAATTTCAAGCCCTCTGTCTAAAATGCCCAGACTCCGCAGTCTGCAAGCGTCTTGATGAAACGCTCTGCAACTTGCTCTGAGTATGGCAAAATAAACGGCTGCATACGTACTGTTATCTTAAAGCCCATTTCTGTGAGTTTCTTGATAGCAGCAAATCGTCTGGTCGGACTGATTGCACCGCACTCAATCTTTCTTGCAATGTCATCGTCACAGAATGAGCAAGACACATTCAAAGCAATGTTTGCACCGATAAAGTCTTCTGCATACGACAGAAATATTTCGGGGTTTTTAGTGCTGATTTGTACGGGGTAGTCGTACTTTTCAAAGACTTTCAGACAGTCGTATGTGATACGTTCTGTTTTTTCGATTATCGGGAACGGGTCGGCAGTCGCGCCAATCTTTACAGGTATGCGCTCTTTAAATGCCACCTCTTCGGCTTTCGTGTAGTCATAGTCATCAGATGCAATGACTTTGTCAATCCACTTTTGCAGTCCGTCGGGGCTGTTTCCTTCCAGATACGACTGTTTGCGTTTGCTTTCGTCTTGATTGCGTCGGCTAAATTCTATAAAGTCACGTGCGAAACAGAACAGACAGCCATACGAACAGCCGCGATATGTGTCGTAGTGAAAAGGAATAGGACACACACAGAATTGAGACGTAACACTGGGGCGCCAGAAATTTCTTGTAATTGTTGTTTCTTGCATTGTTATTTGATTTCGTTTCTGTATTTATCGGCAAATTAGTCAACTTTGTCAATTGATGTAAATGTAATCTTTATAATGCCGAGCGCGGCTAATACGATTAACAGTGCAACAGCAGCGAAAGCAGCAAAAGCAATCTTAGGAAATGCAAAGCAGATAGTAAATGCAGCAGAGCATATTAACAGTGTCTTAGTCATAATGGTTTTGTTATTGTGATTTTTATATTTATCTGTGTGCAGTTTCAATGAAAAATTGTATCTTTGCAGCAGAAAAAAATATGAGTATGAGAAAGATACTATTTACAGTCTTGATGTGTTGTGCAGTCGCTTTCGTCGGTTGCAGCAAAAACAACGATAACGATGCCATAGTCGCTGACAAAGAAAATTGTGTGGCAAAGCCAATCGCTTTCTTACTGCAAAGCGGCGATTTAACATCAATAATGCAAGAAAGTGACGGCAGCGTAAAATATCAAGTGCAAATGTTTAGCGCTGATAAAGATAATATTATAATCTGCAATAAATACGTCAGCAACTTACGCAATCAGTGGGCAGGCAGTAAAGAATCAAACGATAAACTTGAATATCTAAACGGTTATACAGTTATAATATGTCAGTGCTCAGACAAAATCGAGACTGCAATTAAAATATACGAGCAGTTCAACAGCGGCGCAAAACCGATAGAAACTAATTTAAAATAACGCTCATTTTGCAATGTCGAGATAGCAATTTTTGCCTATACGGGTACTTTTTATATAAAAATCGCTTTTTTTTAATGCACAATTTAAAATTTTTGGTCACCACCTATTTCCGTAGCGTGATTGCCTTTGGCAGAATCCATATCGTTGAGGATGAGGAGGAGAAACTTGCCATCGCCAGAATCCTTGGCAACAAATACAATCCCCATCAAGAAGAGGCACTACAGAAAGAGCTGGAACACGGTCTCAGCCGTATGCTTGCCATCCGTCTTGACATCGAGCACCTGACAGGCAAGGAAGCGATAGAGTTGGTAAA